TGCGCCTGCCTGTTTGGGCAAGCCTCACATGGTTGCATTAATTCCGTCGCCGCACATTCCGCACAGCTCATCCAAATAACTCGCATCGCAATAGCCCTCGTTTATGCGGTGATACCGCGGTTTGATATGTAGAGGGCTATCACAAGCAGGACTTACCTGGTCATTGTGTTGCCGGTCTTCAGCATATGAGTAGTTGGGAATCCGCAACGATAGACAACGGTTTCGTTGCCCTTGCGGTCCTTCTTGACATTCGCATAGATTGCCTCGCCGTATTGGGAACGGATGCGGCTAATTGCAGAGCGCACGGAATGTTCCGTGGTCTTTGCTGCCTTTGCCAGCTGAGTTGGTGTCTTTTCCGCGCCATCTACGACAAGAATGTTGTAGACCTTTTCGATGATTGGTGTACGGCGGGTCATTTTGCTGCCGATGCCTTTGCTACAGGAGCAGATGCCGCAGGCTTTGCGGGAGTTGCTGGTGCAACGGTCGTGGTGGCCATGGCGCCCATCGCCATTACCAAGCCCATAACTAGAGTGATGGATGATTTCATTTCAATTTCCTATTATCAACAGATGAAGAGGGAACCATTCCCCTCTTCCATTAACGACACCACTTAGATGTCGTATCGCGGGATGCAAACAGCCTTACGCATGATTGCTTCCGGGGTAAATTCAGATGCGTCAGCACCCAAAACACCCATTAGAGTCGCCGGCGAGAAGCCAGAGACCAACGCAACGCCCTTCTTGTCGAACTTGGCTGGGGCGTTACCCTTAGCGTTCAAGTTCCAGAACACGATCTTCGGCACCGTGTAACCAGCAGCTTCGTACTTGCGTTCGATCATTTGGTTGGCGGAGTCGTCGAAGCTCGTGCATTGGTTGAATTGCATGTCGCTCATCACCAATAGCATGTCTGGCATGTCTTCTTGAGATACACGACCCGCAACCGCGGTCTTGAGGACCAAGTCCAGCGCCTTGTGCAGGTCTGTGGACATTCCCCACTTGGACTTAACCATTTGGTCAACTTTCTTCACGATGTCGCCCTTGAGGAGCAACAGTTCCGGTGCCGAAGAGAACGTCAAGAACATATCCTTGAACGCCCCAGTGTTCTTGTCCGCACAGTAGAGTCCCAGAGAGACCGCTACGTCCAGACACGTCACAGATCCGTTTTGTCCTGCTGCACACGTCATCGATCCGGATACGTCCACCAGTGGCAGAACCTTCGAATCTCCGATGTAGTTTGGCAGCGCGTTCCATTGCGCCGTCAGGTGACCCAACTCGGTTTCGTTGAATCCCTTGGTCCATCCGTAAGAGCTAAAGCCCTTCAGGACGTCATACGGGTAAACTGCCGCAGCGTTCACCTTAACGGTTGGATCTCCCTTTACCAGAGCCGCCACATATTCTGCATACTTGGTGGTATGACGATTGAATGCCTTCTTGTAACGGGATGCAGCCAGCGACGGAACGTGGCTGAAGTTGATTCCATCCCAGGTGTTTGCACACATTGCGGTTTCAACCACGTTGGTCAGCGCTACCAGGCTCTTGCGGTATTGCTTCGGAGACATTCCGAAGAATGCTCGGATTTCCGCGGCCAACGGACCCTTACGCGGCGTCCACTTTGCGGCCAGACCGTTTTGAGCGCGCAGGGCGTCACCCAACATCGTGAATGCGGCTTCCTTCATTTCCTTCGTCTTGAATACAAAGATGTCATCCCAACGACCCAGTTCCGGAGTCTTGAACATCAGAGCCAGAGCGGCGTCCTTGTCGCGGGATTCCAGGTACACGAGCATGTCGCGGAACAGTTGGCGTTCGCCAGATCCACCGCGCACGTCGCGAGCCCATTGCAGGATACGCAGAGCGAGATCACGGTCTTCAGCCATAGCTGCTGCAAATTGTGACGTGATGTTCTTACCGCGGGATGCGCCGATGTTGAAATACAGATCCACGTTGGCGTTTGCCGTGGACTTCAGGGCCTTCATACCGTTTTCGGTACGAGCCGGCATATTTTGGATTGCGTCAGCGAAATTCATAATCAATTCTCCAGTTTAGATTTTTAAGTAACAGATGCAGTTACTAAACTTTTATCCGCGATTCTTTTCTTGGCTATCTTGGACGTATGTCCGACATATTTCCAAGATTCTTTTGGTCCGGATTGTGACCAAAACAATTCTGTTGGTATTCTAATAAATTCCCCGTATTCATCCACACACGCTACGGTATTTTTGTTGAGTTGTTGCCAATTGTGAGTTCCTAAAGAAACTCTATCCGATGCTAACGAAGATCCATCATCGCGCTTAAGGAGATGATGGGTCCCATTTTCTACTCTTTTTCGATTTAGTTTTGTAGAATGTTCCGAACCAACAACACCTTGAAAATTATGCTCACCTTTAGATATTAGCTTTTCATTTCTTTCTTTAGCCAATATAGATCCTCGCACTCCTTGAAAATTATGAGTCCCATTTTCAAGGAGTTTCCTCGACCGCAATTTTGCCGCAATCTTCATTTTTGAGGTATCTTTCTTCTGATGCCCCTTATCGCTCCCCCCATCTAGTCCATTCTCATCTTTTAGATTTGCCCATTCTTCAGATTCTACTATGTTATTCTGTTTTGAGAATTCTGTCGCAACTCTTACACATTCTTCTTCATCTTGAAAGAATCCAAGTATTTCTGTAGAAATAGAATTTCCGTGTATCTTAAGATGGCGCAACCAATATTTTCCAGATCCTCGATATTTTGTTGGCTCTTTTCCCGTCGCTTTTCCAAAGTAACGAAGGCCTGTGATGTTGTGGGTTTTGACATACAAGTATGTTGGTTTGAACGGCATAATTACTCCTTTTGAAGTATTTATACGTTCGTGTATCTTGCCTACGTCCAAAATTCAGAGAAGTTCATGATTTTTCACTTTCAGGTTAATGTTGTTTCCCATGATCGGGAATTGCCTTAATATCAGGATGCTCGGTTGGTAATTGTCGAGTTTAAATCTAACTCCGGGTGCCTGGTCATTCCCACCCAAAATCCAACGTCGTCTCGGACGCTTATCATATCCAGTTCTCTGGCATACTCGAAATTATTCTGCTTCTCGGAACATATCCCACACAATTACGCCTTTCGACGGTCCTCACAGTGGGCACTCTTTAGTGCTATGTTTTGGTTGCTGCAATCATCCTATGCATTTTCATCAGTATGGCTTTTGACAGTTGTTAGGATGTCAAGCCCTTTGTTACGGGAACACCCGTGATTTTTGTTTGCTGAATCCATACTAATTCTTGGTATCCCTGGAGGGACTCTGGTGGGCCACCCGGGACTCGAACCCGGAAAAACCCGCGATCTAAACGCAGTAGCTGTACCAATTTGCATTTGTCAGCGGCCCAAAATATCTCTAAATCCAACATTACTAAAATATCGTTCCTTGAAGTTTTTATGTGATATTCTAATAACTTTGTATCCTAGGGAGGATAAAAACTCATCCCTAATTTTATCTTTTTCTATTGTTTTAAGATGTTGAGTTCCATCTAATTCGATTATCAATTTCTTATCTTCAAAACAATAATCAGAAAAGTAATTCTTATTTTCTACTAAATTTCTAAAATGTTTTTCAGATTCCCATCCTTCTATTTTATTATCCCCGAGCCATTTCTCAAAACACATTTCCATCCAACTTTTCTTATGTCTTCCGTAGTTTTTCCTATTTCCTGGAATGCTCAACCACGCAGATCTCTTTTTGGACATTTGTTGTTTTGCTTCTTCGGTATGGGTCCATCCTTTTCTCGGAATATATTCCCCGGATTTTATCTTTTCGCGTAAAACGTCCCAAGTCTTTCCTATTCTTAAGTCCGTCTCTTTTGTGTTTCCTTTCGACCACGCCCGGGCGTTGTTCCCACCAAAATCTGTACGCATTTTACCATCAGCGTGTGCTTTAGATAGCCCCTTAGCATTTTTTGCTTTAATAGCAGGGCAAGAATTAGATCTAGGTAAGCACATCAAATTTCCAGATCCGTTCCGGAATTTGGCTTGGCATCCACAACCATAATGGCATAATTCTTCTGTCTCAACCGGTATTGCTATTCTTTCCACGATATTCCCTTAATTGGTAGTATCGTATATTTAGTATTTCGCGAATATTGGCGCGACTACCAATTGCGCCACAGGGACAAAATCATTTCAAGTTACGAAGTTCTTGAGCACTTGTACGCCAGTGCCGATATCCACTCGTTGAGTAGACCTAATCGCGTTGTTGTTCGCTATAGATTAATTATAACAAGGTTCAACGTTAAAATCAAACAAATCTGTCGATATTTGGAAAGAAATTTTGGTGCTCTTGTTCAGCCTCAAACTGAATCTTCATCCATACCAAAGATGCGTGCCATCGGGGAACACTTCAAGAGCAATAAATAC